AAACTGCATGAATTCACTGGCGGAAGTTTTTCCATCCATGATTGTCAATGGAGTGGTGCGCGATGCTGCTAGCGTAAACGTGCCGGCACATTGGGGACTGAGCGACCGGCATCGCGACGATGTGCGAAACATTATTGGTCGAACGTATGCGGGACTTAATAAATTTTATGGAGACCGACAACTAACTCCCCTTTTGAAACACATGCAGTCCAAGGTCCGGAATTTGATGCAGTTGATGAACATCACCCCGTTTTTCGCAGAAATCCAACGATCGCCTGCAGGAGGAGAAAACCCCAAAGCAGCAAAGACGTTTTCAGTGTTTGACAATGACATCTTGCATCTCCTTTATAGGTATTATTTTCTGGAGCTGCTTGCAGAATACACGCGCATGGTGGATTATGAGGGCGTCATCATTGAAGAAACGGTGCCAGTAGAAGAGGACGAGTTGATTGCTGGAACCCTGCGCGCAGAAGAAGCGGCAACCGGCGTAATGGAAGAAGTGCAAATCCTGCAAGTCGAGAGAACGGTGGTGAGCAAAACAATAGTGGAGTTGTTGTTTGCGTATTCGGACATTGTGGATGATGAACGCGCGGCAGTAGACATGAATGCAGAAACCATCAAAGAGCGCGTTAGACGCACTAAGGACAAGGAGAAGGAGTTGATTGTGGAAGGATTTGACAACATGACCAAAGAACAGCGCGAAACTGAGAAGTTCTTCAAGGACCATCGCATTGGAGACTGGAACGTTGGCATGCAGAAGGGGTTGCGCCAGTATGTCCAGGACACGTATGATCGTGAACGCGAGGAAATGGAGCAGCAGTTGCGCAAAGAACGGCAGCTGAGCCGTCGCGACTTTGTTTCAGATATGCAACGAGAGATATTCATGGATGGGGATGCAGAGCGTGCCGCACAAGAAATCGAAGCAGAAGAATACAGTTTGCGCGGGTTGCCGACGGATGATGATTACGGGGATGCAGATGATGGCGGTGCATTGGATTATGAAGATGTCAACCAAGAATGAATCAATTTCATCAATTTTATTTCATTTACAAATGAATATAAATAAATGATACATTAATCACTTAACAAAAATCAAAAATGATGGCAATTTATCCTGCATTCGTTTATGATGAAAAACGCAAATTCAGTAAACTTTGTATATTATTCAAAATGATGGGGTTTGGATATTATTTGACAACAACAATGATGTGCACCAACGACAAAAGACTTTTGTGGTTTGGAATGGTTTCAGGAATGATGTTCATGTCGATTTGCAACATGATTCGGTATGAATATGCATTTTACAAGGTGTATGGAACGATCTTCCAATCAATCGATGCATTCAAACAATGGAAAATCAAACAAAAACCGCACATCAAACATGAAATGGATTTTGCCGAGTTTCTAATAAAGGTGGTGTATTTATGTCGATCGCTCCCACCGACGTTTGAAATACATGACAACGATGGCAAATTTTCGATGTGTGAACTTGGTGGAAGTGTGATAATTGCACACATTTTGACTATTATGTCATTGTGGTCATTAAGTTTGTTATTTTTTAGTTGTATTTATGTTAGTTCTTTGTTGAATTCAAGACCACAACAACTTCTACAACCGCAAAGAGATGCAATGATTTTGAATGCTGCGGTGAATGCACAGAATGCACAGAATTCACAGAATGGAGTGGATGCACAGAATAGACAGAATGGACTGGATGCACTTGAAATTGTTGTAATAGTCGACAATGAAACCGAGTGTTGCATTTGTTTAGAAAAAAATGAAAATTTATGGGTAACATCCGAGTGTGCACATTCATTTCATGTAAAATGTATATCAGAATGGATGAAACGCAACCCGTCGTGCCCAGTTTGCAGGGCAACTCTCATTTAGACTGTTTAATTTTGATAAATGAATATAAATAAATCATGCATAAGTGATATTAATAATGTTTTAACATGTCTTTGTCTTTTGAAGATGCAAACCTCTTAAGAGCAATGTCAATGTATCCTGCATTTGTATATGATGAAAACCGCAAGTTTAATATAGTTTGTTTGATTTTCAAAATTAGCGGATTTGTATTTTATTCCAGGACCGCGGTCAACTGCATTGATGACAAATTGTTTCCATGGTTTAGCACGGTTTCGTGCATGATGCTAGTTTCGATTTGCAACACAACTCGTTATGAATATGTTTTTTATAAAGCCAATGGAATGACATTTCAATCAATGGATGCATTCAAAGAATGGAAAACTCAACAAAAACCGCACATCAAAACTGTGTTGGACTTTGTTGAGTTTCTTATAAAGGTGGTGTATTTGTATAAATCATTACCACTTACTTTTGGCATGTATGATAAGAACGATGGCAAAAAGTTTTCAGAATGTGTTTTTAGTGGAACTCTGTTGAAAGTGCACATCCTGGTTATTATGGCAGGGTACAGCATCGGAATATTGTTCTTGACGTGCCTTTACATGAATGCTGTGTTTCACCGAATGTTGTCACCACGGCAACCAAGGGATGCAATGATATTGAACAGTGCAGTCAATCAAATGAATGCCACATTGGATGCAGTTGAGCCAATTGCAGTTGTAATTGAAACAGAAACAGAGTGCTGCATTTGTTTGGATAAAAACGATAGTCCATGGATAACTGCTAGATGTGCACATTCGTTTCATGCAAAGTGCATAACTGAATGGATGAAATACAACCCGTCGTGCCCAGTTTGCAGGACAGTTCTTATTCATACCGTTTAAGTTTGAGAGAAAATCGTGGAAAACATCATTTTAATTTATGTAATAAATATGATGTTGTAATAATGTATAATAACTCACATACGCATACAATGGATGATTTAGAAGAGAAATTTGTGATGTCGGCTAAACTAATCCGCACCAAAACAACTCCAGTTTCAAATGAAGACTTGTTGATATTGTATGGTCTTTACAAACAATCAACACAAGGTGACTGTAATATTCCGCAACCATGGAGCGTTCAGGTTGAAGCAAGACAGAAATGGGATGCTTGGTTCAAATATTGTGGCATGAAGAGAAATGATGCCATGCAAAAATACATCGACAAAGTAAACGAAATCATGCAGTCAAATTAATATGCCGTGCATTAAAGTTGTGAGTTGATACGTCCAGGCATTCCATGACCAAATACAATCATGTATATCAGCACACACGAAGCAATCAGAATGCTGCGATTTTCTGCAACTGCCTGAGATTGTCTCAAAATTAGTGTCATGATGACATAAAGCACAACTCCAATAACAGCGGAGTGAACCAACATAGTGAGTCCTCTTTCAATCATTGTTTTGCGGTTTTTGTTATATGTTATTGAGAGAAAATAAAAAAACATATGCATTTTTTATTTTAACTGCATCATTTATTACATCATCCTCAAATGATACTTACAATTATAGCGTTTGCGTGGACAATTGGCATTCTATCAACACATTTTAGTAATTCAAAAAATTAACATTATTGTGCAAACTAAATAAAGACATGGATTTAAATGTAATGTAGTTATCAAATAGCAATGACACATCAATCACAAATCGATGCAATCAATGAGATACTTGAAAAGTTGAATGAAAAATATGGAAAGAATTCGTGCAAGTTGCAGAAGGATGAGCAAGTGAATCAAGAACAACAAAATGAAACATATGTGTATGAACCATTTGAAATGAATGACCCTCACCTTATGGTGAGCACAATGTGTCGTTTAATGCGAAGTCGACTGTGATTTTAGAACATTTTGCACGGTTTTTTCAATATCAGCACACAATTCAATGCATGTTTTTGAGCCAAGTTTGGAAAATTTTTCGCACATGGTTTTTATTTTTAGCAGTTTCATTCGCAAAGTGTCCAATTTGGGAATCCATTTGTATGACATACGAAAACATGCAGCCTGAATGCAAATGCAGTTTGTTGATAATGCAGTGTGAATAGAACCATTAGTCATTTCGTAAATGGGTGTCAACATGTAGTCAATCTGTGCGTGCATTCTGATGAAGTCATCGCATTTGGTTTCGCGTTTTTCTAAATCGTCTTCATGATTAATAAGTTGCAAGCTGTTCTGCATTTTCAAAAGTTGAGTGATGTGTCGGTTGCACTGCGCTGCAATTTCTGATTCTTGAGCCAACAAAGTCCGCAAAATTTTACGTTGCTGAGAAGACAAGGTTGCACAACAAGTGGCCATTTCAGTTCAGTTTATCATTGGCATTAATGATAAATTGCGTTTAGAGAGAATTCCTTCAATTTTTTTTAATATTAGATTATTGTATAAACATAATACCAATGGCAGGTGCAGTGCGTCGACTTATTTTTACAAATCAGAAAAGCAATTACAATTACAATCATTATGTTCCGGGGTCGGGCGTTGGTGGGCAAAACATTTCAGTACGTCGGCATTTGAAACGGTTTGCAACGTCGCCACAAGGACCGAAAGGAACTTATGATCCAGCCGGAAAAACACCGTGTTGTCCCGAATTGCTGCAAAATTATGGGTTCATTCGGAAAAGCCCGGCGCCATAATCCATTAGCATTATCAGCGACAATCATCAATTTCATATTTTTAATATTTATTTGATATTAAAAATCAAAATAATACATTAACCAAACGCGCTGGTCTTCTTCTTGAGTTTATAATTGTTGTTGGGAATCACCTTGTTGTTCAGAAGGAAGTCATTATTGTCTTCGTACATCTCAGGAAGAATGTGTGTCAATGGTTTGTTTACGACGTAGATGATTTGTTCGCTCTTGAACAGCTTGCGATACTCTTGAATCGAGAGATTGCCATAAAATTTGTTCAATGTGTATTGCGGATTGGGTGCGGGTTTGATGCTTTTATCATAATTCAATGCTCGTCCATACATGGAATTCAACATCTGACACCGCTCAAATTTAACGGACGTGTCAATTCCTTCATTCATGAGATATGCCACCGCACACTCTGGACTACAAAAACAACCGTAAACAGTGTATCCGCCATTTGGTGCAATGCACTTGGGGATGTAAATTGGCGGCGTGTCAAACTCACACGTGTCCCAAAAACAACAAGAACGACGACTGCCAGCTCCTATATTTTGAAACACGTCGCTTTTGTGAAAACACAGCTTTAAATGGTTTAACTTCTTCCAAATGTCCTTCAAGTTGTTTTCACCATTGTTCATTTCATCGTTGTCGTTGTTATCGTAATCAGCATCATTCAAATGATTGTATGAATTTATTGCAACAAGTGCATCTGGCGTTGTTTTTTTTGCCGCGTTTGAGTTGCTTGAAATAACAAAGTTGCCAATAGAATTCATGTTTGATTGGTACAAATCATTTAAATCTGCGCCTTTTGATTCCAATGCATTGAATGAAATAACATCGCCTGGTTTTACAGATGTTTCGGTGAATGATGCATTCAAACTCGGAATGTCTGACACACTGCATTTCAAATGCAGAATTATATTGGGGGCATCATTCATCAATACTGACTCATTTGCAAGTTGTTGAATCACTTTGCCGCCTTTTGGTTTTCTTCCTCGTTTTTTATGAGCCAATGAAGAGGGGGCGTCTGTTGCAAGCGATGGCACGGCCTGTTCAACTGCAATGGCTTCAGGCTGTACCAATGGCACATTTTTTTTTCTGCTTGTTTTCTTTTTCAGTGAAAGCGTTGCCAGTGGTGCTTGTTCTACATTTGACTCTGGCTCTAGCGCTGTCTCTGGCTCTGAAACGACGGGTGGTTCTACATTCTTTTTACGCCCTCTTTTCTTTTTTTCATCAGCTTCCACAACAACCGTTGCAGAGGGTTCAACGTGTTGTTTTGCCTCCAATTTTTTTTTAGAAGGAGCTCTTGATTTTTGCATTGAAAAAAAGTTGACTTAATCTGTTAATTCTACTGTCAATTGGTTCATACATTTTAAGTTGTTTTATTATATTTTTTGTCAGTTTCCATTTGATAACATGTTCGACACAAGGGAAGGTAGTTGTCGCTTCCAATAACGATTTGGTCCGTTTCGCATGTAGTTCTGAAACTGAAAATGGCTTCTTTTCCATTGCGGCAAATGCTGCAAAGCGATGTAAGTTTGCACACTTTGTCGCAGTGTGGGATCAGGTCAAGGAACGTGCCGATGCGTTTTTTTTCAAAGTCGCCATCCAGTCCGCATACATAAATTCGTTTTCCGGCATCCACCCAGTGCAGTATGCGCATGATGTCCGGAAAGAATTGTCCTTCATTGATGAGGAGGACTTCGGCTGCCGCCACTTTGTCTGCATGTCTTGATTCAAGTTCTTCGATGGACGAGCACATGACACATGGAACCATGGTGCGGTCGTGAGTTGAAAGGAGGGATTCTTCGGCAGATGCATATCGTGTGTCTCCAGCAAAGTTCACAACAATGACGCGCATGTTGCAAAAAGTGCATTGTTTGTGTAAATTTGTCAACCATGTGGTTTTGCCGGAGAACATGGGTCCAATTGCCAATTCCAAATATCCAGAAGTCATAGTTTGAGAATGTCGTTGCGTTCGCATGTCTCTAAAATGGGCACAACATTTTATTCATCAATTTTTTCTTTAATTTTGTTTTTGTCTGAAGTGTATGAATCTGCAAATATCAATATAAAAATACATTCAAATGTTTAAATACTTACATCGTGCCAAACATTTGAATGACTGCTACTACAAGCAATGCAACGATGAATAAATCCACGCCATGGGTGGAAAAGTATCGTCCAACAAATTTTGACGACATAGTGCTTGACCCGTTGAACAAGCTCATGATGCGCAACATCATTGCAACTGGTCATTTCCCGAATTTGCTGTTTTATGGGCCACCCGGGACAGGAAAAACCACGACGATAATAAATCTTGTGAATGAGTATCAACAAGCCCGAATGAAGTGCATAAATGGTGGGTTGATGATTCATTTGAATGCGTCAGATGAACGCGGAATCGACATCATTCGTGTGCAAATTAACAGCTTTGTAACCACAAAATCTCTCTTTGGCAATGGCACGAAGTTTGTAATATTGGATGAAGTGGATTACATGACGAAGAATGCGCAAATGGCGTTGCGACACTTGCTCAACAGCTACAACTACAGCCAACACAATGTGCGGTTTTGTCTGATATGCAACTACATCAGCCGCATTGATGAAGCGTTGCAAACCGAATTCGTGCGCATGCGTTTCAATCAGTTGCCCGTTTCGGAAATAAATAAATTCATAACAAAGGTCAGCGTAAGCGAAGGGTTGAACATGTCGGATGAAATGATATGTTCCATCCAAAAACAATTCAATTCGGACATTCGCAGTATGATAAACTACATGCAAACCAATCAAGACATAAATGCAGAACAACATGTCATCATCACTGACTCAACATGGGCCGAAATAACGAATGAATTAAAAACTGGCGTTGATTCAGCCAGTCGTGTTTACAATAAGATAAATGCATTGAGTCTAGAATGCAACTCAGGAAAAAAGAACATGATCAAAATGTATGCAAACTATTTGGTTCGTAATCATCCAGAACTTATCACGTCATCGCTTTTGAACAAGATTGAAAACGTCATGCACGTTGTTGAATGTAATGTTGATCATTTGACACACTATCTCATTTTGAATTTTGAGAAATGTTTTAAACAAACTACACAATAGCGTGTTGTCTTTATTATTTACATTTTAAAAAGAATTGATTGCATTTTCAACTTAAAGAGACACCTCAATATCAAAATAACTTCGGATAGTTTATATAATGGCATTGCTTGATTTGGAATGGGAGCAATTTTTGAGTCAGACTGACAAGTCTGATTTTGGTCTTGATTCTATCAAGCCGCTGCCGCCATCCACAATGAAGGCAAATGTTAGGAAAACCAGAAAGGCAGACACAAAAATGGGAATAAAATCCAACAAATGGATGGAACTGGAAGATGAAGACGATACGGACCATGATGATGATGATGATGGCGAAAATGAGTGCATACCATCGGACGAATCGGTTGCCATCACTGGCAACGCGTTGACAGAAGAGACAAAACCCAAATGCACTCCAATTTATGTGAGCACTAAAACCAAAATATCGTATTTGACAAAATCGGTTGACATTCATTCTGTGTTTTGGAAAATTCCTGTGCTGAAGTATGCAGTTCCAAGAGAGGGTGCCATCAAAAAACAGATGAAGTTTTCCACCACTGACCCGAACGAGTTGGCCGTGATACAGACTCGACTGAAACAAGAAGTGGCATGTGTCAGTGAGTTTGTCATTGAACACATTGAAAACCCGGATGGACGCATCAAGTTTAAGGACCAGCGAAAAGTGAGCATTGGCCTTTGCAAAAAGGACATCGTCAGCTATCGGATCAAACAAAAACGAGCATTCTTCAACTGTTTTGTTGTCATCTTGCGCGTCATTGATGAAGACGATGAAACCAAAAGTTTCAAAGAAATGCACGTGAAAGTGTTCAACACTGGAAAGTTGGAAATACCCGGTGTAAAAACGGACACAATGCTGCACAAGGTGCAAACACTGTTGGTGCAGATTTTAAAGCCAATTCTGGGTGAGGACCTTGATTTTCAACGAGACCACTGCGAAACGGTGCTCATCAATTCCAACTTCAAATGTGGATACTACATCAATCGCGATGCTCTGTATCACTTGCTGAAATACAAGTATCGCATCAACTGCAACTACGATGCGTGTTCTTATCCAGGAATTCAGTGCAAGTTCTTTTACGTGCAAGGAATGCAATTAGGAGAGCAAACCGGGCAACAACCGCTGCATTTCACTGGAGATGAAACCAACAAACACAAAAAAGCGCGCAATGACACGAAACCACACTATGAAATCTCCTTCATGATTTTCAGAACGGGCAGCGTTCTCATCGTTGGAAAGTGCAATGAAGATGTGTTGCACGAAATTTACGAATTCATTCGAACTATGCTTGAAACTGAATACATGACAATCGGCAAATGCTTAGTTTCAACTGACCCATCATTGGAGAAAAAACGAGTTCCCAAAGTAAGACGCAAAGTCCTCATATTCAATGGAACAGCCACAACCACAAATGTAGATCATTGAGAAAAAAAATGCTTCATAAATGTTTGAAAACGTTGAAAAATGTTTATATTAAACAATAAATAAGTATTTAAAGATACAAAGTCGTTTCACAATATAATTTGAAGCACAAATATTAAACGCGATGAGCAATCCGGTTCCTGCCCGTGGCGGTGCAGCTGCGCCTCCGACACCCAGTGCAAGCAACAATAACACTCCTGCTGCGGCCACAACCAGTCAGTCTAAAGACGCATCCTATCGTTTGCCAAGCAATGTTTGCATTAGTCATGCCATGAAGCTCGCGATTGTTGAAGATAAACCCATTATGATGGATTATTGGACGGCATCATTGGACAAATCTGTCATCATTGGTGTAAGTGAGAATAAGGACAAGCTGCTTGTCAAGAGCGAAGACGAATACACGAGCACCATTGCAAAGATTTACAAAGTGGAAACGGAATACATCATCATGACAGAAAATTCCATTTATATTGTCAGCAATGACATTCCCACCAAACGCATTAATTAATTTAGAAAGATTGATTTGTTAAAACATTTAGGATATTTTTTTTTTCTTGACAAATATTATAACAAATCAAATGGCTCGCTATCGCAAAACTCATCGCAAACATCGCCGTGGAGGTCGCAAGACCCGTCGCGCTCACCGCAAGCATTAAGCATGCGTTTTTTTGAAAATATATAAAATGTTTGAATGAATGCATTTAAACATTTGAGCTTAGTGTATAAACAACTTGCACATCATCACATCATCAATGTCCGGCCAACAAACAGAACAAATGAAACAATTGGAACTAGAAGGCGAGAGAAAAGTTGCCGAATTGATTAAAACAAACAACATCACAGAACAAACACTCATGAATATTCTTGATGGAGGAAACGATGCATTTAGGAAACTGCACGGTCGCGACATGACATATGCCGAAATGCGGTCAATTTATGGTTAATCCAATCACATACACATTCTCATAATATTTTTGAAATCGCAGCAATCTGTTCTTCTGTGAGAGATGTCGGCAAGTCAATTGAAAACCGGATTTTGAGTGCTCCAGTTTCGCCATACCCAAGCCCCGGCAACACTTTCGTTTCATTCATCGAACCCGTTATAGAACATGGTTTGCAGTTAAACTTATAACTTCGTCCATTCAAATGCATTAGGTCAAATGTGAATCCGCATAGCGCGTCCTTTAAAGACACACGATGTTCAACCATTAAATCGGCATCTCCATCGCGAATAAAAACAGGATGCTCCAAAATGTTGATTTGAATTATGATTGTTTTTCGTCTTCCATGACTCTTGCCTGGAATATGAATCTTGTGTCCATTTGCGACACGAGGTGGCACATCAATCAACACAGTGTCGGTTTGTTTGTTGTAGTTTTCATCATGATACGAGACATTGATTGGACGCTGCTTGAAACCATTGTAAGCATCTTCGAGAGAAATAGTAGCCATCTCAATGTGGTCGGATTCCATGGCTTCTTCACACTGTGGCTCATGGTGCATATCATGCGATGTAGTGAAATTGTGAATAATAATTTTTGGACCCATGCCCATGCCCATGCCCATACCCATGCCATTCCCTCCAAACATAGCTTCAAATATATGCTGGGCTGGATTTTGTTGTTGTTGGTTCTGATGCTGATGCATTGCTGCAAACAACATGTCCACCGGATTTATGCCCATGCCCATCGGTCCCATGCCCATCGGTCCCATGCCCATCGGTCCCATTCTGTGAATTCGATGCCCACCAATTCCCATCTGCAACTCAAAATCATAGTTCCCACGCTTTTCCGGATCGCTCAAAACATTGTATGCTTCATTTATTTCTTGAAAAGCACGTTTCGACTCTTCTGAATTTCCATTTTTATCCGGATGCATTTCCATCGATAGTCGGCGAAATGCACGCTTGATTTCATCATGAGTGGCTTTTGGCGAATCAAGCTGCAACACATCATAATGTGAACGTGGCATAATTAAAATAGTTGTTAATAAAAAATCATAATGAAATGTTTTTATTATCATTTAAATCATTTAAATCATTTGAATCATTTGAATAATTTAAATGATGTTTATTTCAAACAAAATGTCTTGCAGTCAATACCCTTCGCGGATGGCTTTGCCAACGGGGAACCGCGGGACATTTAACTCGCTCAGCTCCTGATATATTACGGTCAACAATTTGCCAACATGCGTGGGTCCGGTTTGAAACCACTTACGCCGTTGTTCCTGCGTGCCTCTTGGACGCACGCTGAATTCTCTGTCCTGTGCTGTTTTGCAAACCCATATCACGGTTCCAGCGTCCCGTCCGGCGGCTTCTTTGAAGCCCACTATTGGGTATTCCGATTCCATGAACTCTTTGTATTTCTGCAGGTCATAACTGCGGTAATTTTGCCGATACAGTCCCTCCGCATTTCGCAACATGATGCCTTCGTATCCCGCTGCGACATATTCACTGAACGCCTGCCTGAACTCACTCATGGTGTTAATCAACTGTGTATGCACCAGTTCCAAATGGTAGCACTTTGTGCCGCCAATGGTGCTAACAATCCGGTCGTGCCTCTTTGAATACGGCACATTTTCCACCACAATGTCATACACATGATACTTGATGCATTGCACACGCTGCATGTCCGTTTCTGACAGCTTCTTCTTTTTGATGAGTCCAGCCAGCTCTTCGAACGGAATGTCGGTTGTGTACAACTCACCATCCAGCACCAAGCCCGGATTTTTCAAGAGAAGGGGGCGCAACTCGGCACAAATGTGCTCCACAGTTTCAAAATAAGAACCGGTGCGAGATTGGGCCACCACCTTGTTTTGCACCATGTAGCAAACACATCGCAATCCATCCAATTTAGGTTGCACATAGCACGGAAACACAATGTCGCTCTTTTTGTTCTTTGAACTAAGAGGTTCATACGCGTGTGCCAACATGGGGAACACCTTGCAGTCAGATGGTTGCGAATGCGAATGCGATGACGGTTCTGATGATTCCACATTTGGTGGAACGAGAGAATATCCCTCTTTTTCCATTTTATCCTGCCATTTTCTCTTCGTTTCAGCCATGCATTGTTGCAACGGTGTCGTCTCGTTCTTTTTACCAAGGTTCTTCCCCTCCGTGTATTCACGCGTGGTTATCTGTTTTTTGCCATCAAGTTGTCCGTATTCTATTTCAGCGCTTGCGTTTCCATTCAGTATATCAACATATACTCGCGCATTCCACACTTTTGGTTTTCCGTTTTTTTCCACACCGTAAATGGTGGGAAACTCATGTTCAACCTGCATTCCTTCATGACAGTATGAATGACACATGTTTTATATTGGTTTTGTTATGTGTTAACACAGCTTGCTTTCCGTGTCATACGTGCAATCTTGAAATGCTAAACGCTGCGGTTTACAGTGTGCGCTAAAGTCATATGGAGTGATGACCGTCCACGGAACGGATTTATCCAAAAACCCGGAAACAACTAGGACAAATGAAATGAGCGCACTGCACCAAAATGACGTGGTTTTTTGGTTATGTTGCGACGAGGCTTCGATTTGTTGCAGAGACTTGGTCTCATCAAAATAACACTTGATCCAGTCGCATGGGTCAAGATCATATGGACATGTCTTGGCCTTTTCATATGCCGTTTTGATGCCAGTTTTCAATTGCAGTTGGAAAGAATCGGAATCATTGAGTTGGATGCGGCGCACATAAAGATGACCATAGCCTTGTGATGCATATTCTGCCCACACTTTGGAAAAGGGGCACACCTGCACCCCGAATTTGAATTTGCCTGAAACGGCATCTGGAAAACGCTCGCTGCCGCTTTCCAACACATAGTATTCCTCTTCCGTCAACGAAGGATCAAGCCATGTTGGACGATGCAGCACCATGCTGATGTGGCTGTAATTCGACGAAGTCAATTTTTCAATCAGTCGAGAATACCAGTATTTTGTTGTGTTGTAAAGAATAAGGTCCCCTGTTTTGAATGACAATGAATCCATCACGTGCAATTGTGTATAATAAACTCTTATAAAATATTAGAATACTATATATTAATTTATAATCATTTGAAACATGTTGCAGGCTTGGTCAAAACTATCTATCAACATGTCCACATCAGCAAAATTGGCAATGAATGGTCCAGTCAAACAGATAAACACACCACGGACACAACCACAACCACAACCACAACCACAACCAGCACCACAAACAAACACATCAATAATATCAGCTGACATTGACGTTTCACAATTGAAAATATTTGTCATACATTATAAAAAATTGACTGATAGGAAAAAAAACATAATGGAGCAATTCAAAAAATATGGTATAACTAATTTTGAGTTCATTGAAATAGACCGGGATAGGTTGCATGAACATGACACATCCATGTTTAATCCTAACTGGAACAATGGTCAGATTGCAATTGCGTTGAGTCATTTTTATGCTTACTCACAAATAAGTGAGAACTTTGACAATGCTTTGATACTAGAAGATGATGTAATATTCTCTCATAATTTCAAAAACATTTTTCAAAAGTACACAACTCAGTTGCCAGTAAACTATGACATGTTGTTCATCGGAGATGGTTGTGATCTTCACATCAGTTCAAGACATTTAGTTCATGGAAAATTCATATACAAAAAAACGTTGCATGATGGAGCAAGTAGATGCAGCGACAGCTACTTGGTGAGTAAAAAGTGTGCAACACAATTATGCAATTATATCAAAAAATTGCCATACAAAATAAAAATTCCTATTGACTGGTGGTTAAACCAAGCTGCATTCCACAATAATTTCAATGTGTATTGGTCCGAACCAACCATCGCAACTCAAGGAACACAAAATGGAACTTACAAAACATCACTACCTGACTATTATTTTGAAAAAAAAAATCAAAATCCGTTTCATTTAAATGATTCACTCATTAAAACATAAAAAGAATTCATTGTGAAATGTAATACTGCATGACAATATGACTGACCCATTTATAAATAAATATCAACCCAGACTGTTTAATGAATTTGAACAGTTGAATCCTCTTATGGTGGAACTTTTGCAGTCTCTTATTCAACTGCACGAATTGAACTTGCTCATTGTTGGGGACTCCGGTTCGGGCAAAACATCTCTAGTAAATGCAATTGTTCGCGAATACTATGGTTCTAACCACAATCCGGAGAATGTCATGATATTGAACAGTTTGAAAGATCAAGGCATTCAGTTTTATCGAAACGATATGAAGATATTTTGCCAAACGAGTTCTCTCATTCCTGGTAAAAAAAAACTCATAATTTTGGATGACATTGACTCAATCAACGAACAAAGTCAGCAAGTGTTTCGGAATTGCATTGACAAATACAAACACAATGTGTGTTTTATTGCATCATGCATAAATGTTCAAAAAGTGATTGATAACTTGCAATCTCGACAAATAATCGTGAAAATCAATCCAATTGACCCTGCATGTTTGCATAAAATCTTGAAAAAAATGTGCCTCCGTGAAAATGTGGAAATTCATTCAGACGCAGAGGAGTTTGTCATGCGAATATGCAATGGGTCAGTGCGCATTTTGATTAACTACATGGAAAAATTCAAAATCATTGGCCTTCCAATAACATTGGAGCTGGCCAATCAACTGTGCACGAACATAAGTTTTAGCGTGTTGGAGAATTACACGCGTGATTGTTTAAGTAAAAGTTCGACAATGTCTCAATGCATTTCACATTTGTATTCATTGCATGACCAAGGGTATTCTGTTATGGATATTCTAGACAACTATTTCATTTTCATCAAAAACACAAACATGGTTGATGAAACTATCCAATATAAAACGATTGCGATCATATGCAAATATATCAGCATTTTTCATAACATTCATGAAGATGAAATTGAACTTGCACTTTTTACGAACAATTTGCGCCAGCTGTTCAATACAAATAATGATCAAAATATTTATATAACAGTATAATAGTTGCACAAACATGGTGGTTGATACAACAGGTGTCATTGAAATGGAACCATGTTTAACTAAGTCTCACAAAATCATGAAAACTGCTGTTCCAAATGACTTGTTGTATGATTTTATTAAGAAAATTTCATACAAAATTCCAAATTCTAATTATTTTTTGATTGATTTATTTTCATACAAAAAAGCGACATACTGCGATGAACAGCTAAACACTGATGCATTTGAATCATCATTATTGCATAAATTTTGCCAGGACTTGTTGCCCTATTACAATAAAGACAAACAGTTTTTTCTGACAAGAAAGATGTCTTACAATAATTTAAACACCATTTTAAGACAAATATGTCGCCATAATTCGATTGAATGCAAATCCGAACGCAAATATGATAAATCAAAAACTCATATTGTGTATTACATATATGATGTGACTTTGAATGAATGAATTTATTTCAGATATAATATATTTATATATCAATATTATATCAACATTATATCAATCTTAAAATATTCGGACATATAATACACAAACACATTAATGCTGTCTCCAAAACTCATTGCATTTTATTTAGTCATCATTTTGGCGGGCATAGTATATAATCGTTATGCAAAATCACAAGAGGGAATTAACATGAGTGCAGACTATAATTTGATAAAAAAATATTTGCTCAATGACAAATCTCTCGCCGATACACGAAAACCATTCATATGGATATTTATTGAATATGAAGTCAACGCACGCAACTGGTCTAGTTGGGGTTCACGCAACACCACGAATTTGAATCAGCCATACATGTATTTAACCATTCGCAGCATTGTGGAACATTGTGGCAAGTCATTCAATGTGATTCTAGTTGATGACAGCGCATTCCAAAGACTGTTGCCAGATTGGACCATTAAGGTGCAGAACATGCCGTTTCCGTTGAAGCAGCATTTAAGGGATCTCGCAATGGCAAAAGTACTCTATAAATATGGTGGCATGATTGTTCCAGCGTCTTTCATCTGTTTGAAGGATTTGAAGTCGGCATATTCTGAATTGTTGAAGGGTTCTGGAAAAAGCATGTTTGCTGGAGAGTTTGTTGCCCGAAATTCCGCTGCAGCCAATGTTTCGTTTTTCCCTGATAGCAAGCTGATGGGATGCACAAAAGAAAGTCCCGTCATGAAACAATACATTAGTTATTTAGAACCATTGGTAACTTCTGACTACACGAATGAATATGAATTTTTAGGACAGAATGACCGCTGGTTGTACAAACAACTCATAAGCACACCGCCACAAATGTCCATGTTGTGCGGCTCTTTAATCGGCACCAAAACCACCAACGGAACCCCAGTTGTTATTGAAGAATTGCTAGGTGAAGAAGATGTTGACTTTGATAAAAATGCTTATGGCATTTATGTGCCATCGGATGAAATATTAAACCGACTTGCATATCAATGGTTTGCACGTTTGTCGCCGCGTCAAGTTCTTACATCAAACACAGTGATTGGCAAGTATTTGTTGCTATCAAATGATAAGTAGAGTCAATGAAATTCGTGCAGTTTGGGAAAATATATTAACAATTTATTTGAAATAAATGCAAATGCACAAAATAGGAATCATTGGAAACGGGTTTGTTGGAAGAGCAACCCTAACCCTTCAATGCGATGCCATAGAAGTTGTTTGTTATGATGTCAATGATGAGTTATGCATCCCAAAAGGAACAACCATGAATGACTTGTTGACATGCTCTGCCATTTTTATCTCAGTCCCAACTCCCATCAACACTGCCGGCAAAACATCCATGAAGTGTGTTGACACCGTCATATGTCAGTTGAGAGAATTGAATTACAATGGATTCATTGTGATTCGTTCAACTGTTCCGGTTGGGACATCGGACCAGTACAATTGCAACTTCATGCCCGAATTTTTAACAGAAAAAAATGCAATCAATGATTTCATAAATAATCCAAACTGGATTTTTGGATGCAATGATGATAAAAACAAAGAGTCATTTATGCAGTTGATGACAAGCATCATTGATTCTGCGCATGCACACAATAAAATATCTCATCGGCGCATCACATTCATGAGGAATAAAGAAGCTGAAATGGTGAAATACTTTCGCAACACATTTTTGGCTACAAAAATTTCATTTTGCAATGAAATATACGGGTTTTGCATGAAGCAAGGTATTAACTATGATGAAATGATCGATGTTGCTGCAGAAGATGCGCGAATCTGCAAGAGTCACACGGCAGTCCCCGGTCATGATGGTCTGTTTGGGTTTGGTGGAACTTGTTTTCCCAAGGATGTCAACAGTTTGCGTTCACAAATGAAAGAGGTTGGTGCGCAACATTGTGTGGTTGATGCCGTAATTCATAGAAATGACAACATTGACCGTTGCGAAAAAGATTGGATGCGTGATGTGGGTCGAACTGTTGTTAGTGAATAAAATTTAAATTTTTCAATTTTCATTTTACGTTCGTAAAATAATATATATATAGCATTATATATATTGTGCACACATATAAACACACAATAATGAATTTTTCATTTAATGGTGGAAAACCGCGTCTAGCTAATCAGTCTCATGCGCATTTAATTCAATTTCAACAGTTGAAACATCATTTATTATCAAAAATGTCAAAATTGACTAACCCTGAAGAGCCAGTTGCTACTGCTGTTGATAAGCCTGTTGCAGTTGCCACTGTTGTTGCTGTTGTTGAGGAGCCAGTTGTTGTTGCTACTGTTGTTGAAGAACCTATTGAAACTGTTGAAGAACCTATTGCATCTGTTGAGGAGCCAGTTGCTGCTGTTGAAGAACTTGTTGCTGCAGAGGCAGAGGAACCAGTTGCTTCGGAGGAACCAGTTGCCACAGAGGAACCAGTTGCTCCAGAGGAGCCTGTTGTTGAGGAGTCGGTTGCCGCAGAGGAACCAGTTGCTGTTGTTGAGGAACCAGTTGCAGCAGAGGAACCAGTTGCCACAGAGGAACCAGTTGCCGCAGAGGAACCAGTTGCTTCGAAGGAGCCTGTTGCTTCGGAGGAACCAGTTGCTTCGGAGGAGCCTGTTGCTTCGGAGGAGCCTGTTGCTTCGGAGGAGCCTGTTGCTTCGGAGGAACCAGTTGCCACAGAGGAACCAGTTGCTTCGGAGGAGCCTGTTGCTTCGGAGGAACCAGTTGCTTCGGAGGAACCAGTTGCCACAGAGGAACCAGTTGCCGCAGAGGAGCCTGTTGCTTCGGAGGAGCCTGTTGCTTCGGAGGAACCAGTTGCTTCGGAGGAGCCTGTTGCTTCGGAGGAACCAGTTGCTTCGGAGGAGCCTGTTGCTTCGGAGGAGCCTGTTGCTTCGGAGGAACCAGTTGCTTCGGAGGAACCAGTTGCAGCAGAGGAACCAGTTGCAGCAGAGGAACCAGTTGCCACAGAGGAACCAGTTGCCGCAGAGGAACCAGTTGCCGCAGAGGAACCAGTTGCCGCAGAGGAACCAGTTGCTTCGGAGGAACCAGTTGCTTCGGAAGAGCCTGTTGCTTCGGAGGAACCAGTTGCCGCAGAGGAACCAGTTGCCACAGAGGAACCAGTTGCTTCGGAGGAGCCTGTTGCTGAAGCTTCTGCTGAAGAACCTGCTGCTTCTGAGGAGCCGGTTGCTGAGCCTGCTGCTGAGCCAGTTGCCAATGGGATTGAAGTTTAAAAATGCATTAATTATTTTAAATGAATTTTAATTAATAACATTTAAACAAACAATATGATATTGAAACATACATCACAGTCATCTAAGATGATGCAATCGAATGACCATTTAAAAAATGCACTTATGCTTGAAGTTGCGCACGCGAAAGCCATTGCCACATCGGACCCTATTCATAAAAAACATGCATTTGATTGTGCCAATAGTTTTCGCGAGTGCAATCGACATGAAGATGCCATCCGTTGGTATAAAACAATACTCAAACAAGAAAATTCACCACAAGAAAAATATTTGTCATGTTTTTACATGTATAAGTGTTATGTTGAAATCGGACAGAGAGAACATGGCATATTTCATTTGGTTAAATCATTTGCATATGACATAGAACGAGTGGAATGTTTATATGAATTGGTGGAACATTACTGCTGTGAGAAAATGTCAAATGTAGCTTACACCTACTACAACATTGTCAAACCGCATTACATCAAATCAATAAATGATTCATCTATCACTAATTCCAAACTACATTTCAATTCAAATGTGTCAAATTTCTTTTTACCATATTACATGATCATTGTGGCGGACCATGTGAATGACCGTGCATGTGGTGTTTTCATGTATGATGTGATTTTCCGAAATAAACCGCGCGTGTTCAGCGAATGGCACTTGAATAATTTATTTTTTAATTTAAGATTTTTCATTTCCCATGTTTCATCCGAGTTTGTTTCTATTGCAAATGAATATTTGTTATTTTTAGTGAAAAATGGAGTGAATTCAAAAATTTTTAAACAAATTGCAAATAGTTTTGAATATGGCGGAGTTAGTTTTCCCAACAGTTTATGCATCGATGTATGATAATTCGATTTGCGATATTTTTTTATTTTGAAAATATACGCATATTCAAAATGGAAACATATGATGTCTTGGTTGTTGGATGTGGACTGTCAGGGGTCGTCATTGCAGAACGGTTGGCGAATGTTCTGAACAAAAAAGTGCTAATAATTGACAAAAGAGATCACATCGGCGGAAATTGTTATGATTATCATGACAAAGAGACAAATGTATTGATGAATAAATACGGCGCACACTTGTTTCACACAAACAGCGAGAGAGTGTGGGAATACGTTAATAAATTCGACAAGTGGGTCAGATGGGACCACGAGGTTTATAGCATGGTTGAAAACAAATTGGTTAACATTCCTGTCAACATAAACACAGTGAATCAACTGTGTTGTCAAAACATCAAGAACTCCGTGGAAATGGATGAATGGTTAAGCAACAATCAAGTAATGTGTCAATCAATTACCAATTCTGAAGAAATGGCAAAATCACGAATTGGCGAAATGTTATACGAAAAAATGGTCAAACATTACACATACAAACAATGGGGGAAGTATCCAAATGAATTGGATGCATCCGTGCTTGCGAGAATCCCAATTCGAAATAATTTCGACAACCGATACTTTGACGACAAATACCAAGCACTACCGGAAAAAGGATACACGCACTTCATTCAAAAAATACTGGAAAATCCAAACATTCACGTCATGCTGAACACTGACTATTTTGACCTGATTGAAAATAGAACTGCAACATTTGAAACAGTGATATACACAGGTCCAATTGACAAATACTATGGCGATAAACACTTGGATAAACTTGAATACAGGAGCATTGACTTTCAAATTGAAAGACATTTCAACACACGCTATTACCAACCCAATTCCGTTGTAAACTACCCTGAACCCGATGTGCCATTCACACGAATTGTGGAATACAAACACTTCTTGAATCAAACATCAGACCACACTGTCATTGTGAAAGAAGTGACAACAGATGATGGAGAACCATACTACCCCGTGCCAAATGAAAAAAATTTAAGTCTGTATGAAAAATACAAACAGTTTGCATCAGAAGAAAAGAATGTGCATTTTTTGGGCAGGTTGGCAAACTATAAGTATTTCAACATGGACACTGCAATATTAAACGCGTTGGAATATTTTGACAAATATTTTAATTTTTAATTTTTAATTTTTAATTTTTAATTTTTAATTTCAATTCTCAATCGCATTAAACTGTGCCATCCATTTTTTATTCAAGTCCCGCACGATTTCATCCTGCTGCGCCAACTTGAATGCACGGCGCATGTCGTCCTCCGCCTGTAGTTGCTGCGACCTGGCCATCGCAGTCTGCGATGCAGTTTCGGAGTAATTAAATGTCCGACGATCAATATCTCTCGACATTTGCAGTTCGTTTATGTTTTTGTATTTGCGAACGGCTTCGTAGTCTTCGTGTGTGACGGGGATAACGGATTCGGTGTGCGCTTTGCGGAGGTCTTCATATGCCAGGCTACCACCGCCTGAACCAAATCCGATTAGGCCGCTGGAGTGTTCTTCGGGGCGCTCGCGTGTAAGACCATACCCGCTGCCGCCGCCCACGGAGTCGAAAGACCGGACTTCGCTACGCACAATGAGTGCTTGGTCCCTTAACTTTTTCTTGCGGCGTTCCAGCTGTTCCATGCGTTGGGACCACGATGAACCCTCGCCCAACTCGGCATCTGCATCAGCATCGGCATCTGCATCATCCGCGTTTTCAACGCCTTTGAGCCAGTCCCCGTATCCGCTGTCCTGCTCCTCATCATGCAATTTATTCTGTTCAAATGTTTTGTTGAACCAGCGGTTGAACTCTTCGGCGTTCATGCGCTTCAGCTTGTCGGAATTGGCATTGCGGCGCGCATCAATGTCCTCTTTCACGTCATCGTATTTCACGTCTTTCTGACGCGACAACCCGGCGCGCACTTGATACACCTCATGCAGAATTTTATAGGCCTTGGAGAAAAACAGGAAGTACTCCTTGTCCAGACCGGATTTGTCGGGGTGCGTGCGCATGACCGTCAACTTGGCCTCGCGCATGTGCGCTTCTGTAAAAACAGATGGCATGTTGAACAGATTGAGAATGTCGCGCAACTCATAGTTGCGAATGTCTAAATCTAGGTCCATGATTTGAGAGAAAATGGATTAATAATACAACTTTGAAATGTTTGTATTATTATTTTTATTATGTTATTTTGTTATTAACATGTTATATTTTCATTTATTTGCGACGTTTGTAAGTGCGTTTCTTTTTCTTATTGTGGCGTTTATGATGAGTTTTGCGACCTCCACTTGGAGCTTTCACCCAGTTCCCATCCGCGTCTTGCACCCAGTTTGATTTTGTTTGCACAGGTGGGATTTTTGGTTTCGGAGCTGGTTTCGGTTTCGCAGGTGGAATATATGGAACCGAAAAAAATTCAGTATCTGGTTTTTTTGCAAATGTTCCCATCAAGTGTTCCAAATAATAATCAACCTTTGCATTATATGATTCATCTGTATCAAACTCATCATCACGGTCCGGAAAAAATCTATAAACTTCCCCAACCGGAATGCTTCTCCCAAATCCACTATTAGTTTGGGCACTTATTGTTATTTTTAGAAATTTATCAAGCCCAATTGTTCTCACGTTGCCATCAGGTCTATCATTGCGATATGGTTGATATGTAACTTGGTTTCCATCAATTCGCAAAACTTTGAACCTCGTTTCGTCTTTCCATGGATTATATATGAATGAGTTCATAATGTATTCTGGATGAGCACCATCATTAAAATCAAATAGTCCTCCTCTTCTATAGTAATCACGAATTATTGAACCCAATTTATGCCTTATTTTCTCAACCAAATCTGGGTCATCTTGATATTTGCGCATAAATAGTTTTAACTTTTTCACGTTTTTCATAACAATTTCTGATTCTTTTTCAAGTAGTTTTTGTTTCAGTTCATTTGGTCGCTCTTTTTGAAGTTCAAGTTGGCGTTTGTACTGTTTATACTCATCACAGTCTGTTTGATTTTGTTCTTTTAAAGAATCAATCCATGCATAGTCCATTTGAATTATTTGATTTCTTGCAAATTTCAATTCTTCTCCTTCTCCCTCCTTCTCTTTCAATGATTCAAATACCATCAAGGCCATCTCTCTCTTCGACGATTCACTGCCATGCACGTCGCTGTGTTTGCCATGACGTAGCACCTTAGAACGAACGTCTTGAGGAAGGGAACTCATTCGTTTCATGAATTTAATTTCAACATTGGGCGAATCAGATGACATAATTCAAATTTCACAAAATGTGTGCTTATGTAATTTTATTACATTTTATTTTACTTATTAATATAATTGCTCGTTGCGGTTCCCCCCGGATTTGCCGCAGCCACAACCCGGAAAAAGAACGCGTCCAGCGCTTTAATATCTGATCCCGTCACTGACATGTCGCTAATAATGGTTGCGTTTCCATTCTTGTAAAACAGGAACACAGGAATGCCGTTCACCATCTTCTTCTGTTTCAGCGAAGCATACAAATCAAACGACTCGTCCACATCGCACTCAATCAGGTCGACATTGGCAGGCAACTGCAGGGATGCCAGACGCGTGTATTCCGCAATCTGCTTGCACGGTCCGCACCACGTCGCCGTCAACTTCAAAATTGTGTGATTTGGCGTCTCGGCCAAATGTTTCAGAAATGTTGCACGATCGGCCGAAACGTGCTTGACACGGGTAACATTGTTGAGAGATGACATAGTTAATGTGTCTTTTGTATTATATCTGTGATAAAAATCATTTAAATTCATTATTGATGATATTATTAATTGCAGCATTTGTCAAATAATTGATTTGAAAACTTAATATCAACCAATCTCATAAACTACATCATTCCAGTGAAATCATGTCACAACGGTGCGAACATTATGAAAGGCAATGCAGTCTGGTGGCTCCATGCTGCAACAAAGTGTATGTGTGTAGGCATTGTCATAACGATGCCGAGACACATGAAATCGACCGACATGCGGTCAAAGAGGTGGTGTGTAATGCGTGCAAACAACAACAGCCAGTGGCTCAAACATGCAACAATGAATCATGTCGCATAATGTTTTCGGCTTACTTTTGCGCAACGTGCAACTTCTTTGACAACAGAATCGAGAGAAATTATTACCATTGCGACAAGTGCGGAATTTGTCGAGTGAAAGGCGAAAATGAGTTTGTGCACTGCGACACATGCGGCACATGTGTTTCAGCATCAAATCACAAATGCAAGAAGGAACAGTTTCATGCCGACTGTCCAGTTTGCATGGAAAACATGTTCCATTCTACAAAACCGTCAAACGTGATTCCGTGTGGGCACACCATGCACGTGCATTGCATGCAGGAATGCTTTCAACAGAATCAAACCAGTTGTCCATTGTGTCGAAAAACCATGCTCTTGCCCGAGGTGTGGACCACGCACAATGGGATGATGGATGAACTGATTCAACGTTTTCCAATCCAGGAAGAACTTGTGTTCAGAATATTGTGCAATGATTGCGGATTCAACAGTGATGCTCAATTCCATCCATATGGCATGAAATGTGGCCAGTGTGGCGGATACAACACTACGCGATAATATTTGCATAATTCAAAAATGAAGGTTTAAGCTGGAGCAGGAGTGGGTGCATATTTTTTTTCCAATGCTTGATATGCAATCATTGCTGCTGTTTGTGCCGGCGACCTGGTTGTTCCTGGTGCGAGGGTTGCACCGGGTCCAAATTGTGACGCTGCGATTGCTTCCGCCGCGGTGACCGCTGCTCTTGCTCCTTGCCCTGCGAGTGCTTTCAACTTTGCTTCCATTGCTAACCTTTCGGGTGATTTGGTTTTCACTGGTGCTGCAGTAATTACTGGTGCTGCAGTAATCACTGGTGCTGCAGTCATCATTGGTGCCGCAGCCACGGGGGCCGCATTCATTGCAAGCAGTCTAATTATTGCTTCATTCATTTCCGGATCTGCAGGCATAACGGGTTCTGATGGCATCATGGGTGCTGACGGCATCATGGGTGCTGACGGTATCATGGATGCTGATGGCATCGTGGGTGCTGCATTTATTTTTGTCATTTTAGTGCGATGCAAACTCGCACTGCACTCACTTCTGCATTGTTCAATCGAATCATAATACCCATTTGGATCAGGATTACACGAATTCAATGCATGCGGCGTGATTACACATGAATAATTTGTTTGGCTAGGACTAGGAGGGAAATGATGGTAATGGTGATGATGGGGATGGGGATAATGGGGACTAGGGCTAGGGCTAGAGCTAGGAGTAGGAGTAGGAGTAGGAGTAGGAGTGGGATGATGGGGATGATGAGGATGATGGGGATGATGGGGATGATGGGGACTTGGTTGAGGACCGTAGCAGTTAGAACCTGACATGTTGCTGGCAGTTACGCCGTCGGGGCAGCACCCGAATTCGGTTCCGGCACATCCACCCACGTCTTGAGGATTGGAAGGACGGGGATGACGACGATGTTTGTGCCGCCGGCGTGGGTCAGGCGCAACATGTTGCCCTTTGGACGGGTTCAATCCAAACACATAAAGCAAAATGGTTGTCACGTAAGTCATTAAAATGAATGGAATAAACACGATGAACCATGAAAGAATGGTCAACCCGCCAATGCATAACTGATTCAATAAAATTGTAAAAACAATCATGACAATGACCTTTAAAAATGCACTGTTTTGTTGGCCTCTAAATAAATCAATTACAATCTGTATCACTGAAAATCCAAGATACAACACTGCAGGTGGACATAATGAATCTATAATCATTTTAAACCAAAAAAGCAATATAACATATATTAATATATTATTTTGCATCGTTCATTGTGCATCCGTTCATTCGTGCATTATCACGACAAACTCTTGGTTCTAGATTTCTTTGTGAATTTCGCAACACCGTTCTTAAATGAACCAACAATTTCACCCACTTCCTCATTTGTGTAATCGTAAATGTCGCCCTCTGTTTCATCGTTTGTTACATACGTTTTTCCTTTAATTTCCACTTCAAAGAGTTCAAGTTCTTCCTCTTGTTCCTCTTCTTCTTGGTCCGCCTCTTCGATTTGGCAAGTTGCATCCGGTGCATCTTGAGCTTCTTCCTCTTCTTCTTGAGCTTCTTCTTGAGCTTCCTCTTGAGCTTCTTCCTCTTCTTCCTCTACTGCATCTTGTGCATCCTCTTCCTGTGCTTCATCTTCCTCTTCCTGTGCTTCATCTTCCTCTTCCTGTGCTTCATCTTCCTTTTCCTCTTCTTCCTTTACTGCATCTTGTGCTTCCTCTTCCTGTGCATCTTCTTCCTCTTCTTCCTCTTCCTCTTCTTCTTCTACTGCATCTTGTGCATCCTCTTCCTGTGCATCCTCTTCCTCTTCTTCTTCTACTGCATCTTGTGCATCCTCTTCCTGTGCATCCTCTTCCTGTGCATCCTCTTCCTCTTCTTCTTCCGCTACATCATTTGCTTCATCAACAAACACATGTTCTGATGATGCTTCTTTCTCTTCTTCTTCTTCTTCGGATGAACATTCAAAATCGCTTTTTGTTGCAATGTTTTCATCATTGTTGTCAAGTGTCGAGTTCATGTATTCTTTGATTGAATCCAAATTCTCCAACCCATCCTTTTCAATTGCGGAGTCTATTATTTCAAGTTGTATGGGTTCTTGCTGGGTTGACGGTGTATGTGAAACATTGCACCTGCATTGATTCTCCAACAAACGTTTCACAAATGGTATATTCATAACAGCTTCATGAGTTTCTTTGTATAAACCGTAATCCGCCAATGCATTCAATATTTTTGGTTCCAATGATGCACGGAGTTCATCCATGACAATGGAAACAATTGAGTCAGCTGTATTCGCGGTGGATGTCATGATTTCCAATTATAAGGGAAAATTAAAGACACAAGATACATTCATCAACAGTCATTTGTTTAATATGATTTTCAATAGATTTAATTGATTTAAATGATTCATGAAAAACTAATAATTCAATGTTAATGAATTTGAATTTTGCAAATTCAAATAAACATAAATCTCTCAAGAAGCCTTGCGACAAGAAGCCTTGCGACAAGAAACCTTGCGACAAGAAACCTTGCGACAAGAAGCCTTGCGACAAGAAATCTTGCGACGTCGGTTTGTTTTACGTCCGTGTTTTGAACCTCCAGCTGCTGATGCAGAATTTGGTTCTACATCGATTTTGCATGATGGATTATTGGCGCACAATGAAATGATTTTTTCTATCACTTGTTTAGATGACAAAAACGTATCATTGCCCATTTTGTAAATCACAGGTCGTTCATATTGCACAATTTTGAGTGCAGGATTTCCGTAATAAACTCTTCCTGACGATTCTCTTAATTCCTCCCACCCGGGTGGAAGGGATGAAGTTGAAGTGGCCGAAGGTGGAGCCGAGGGTTGAGCCGAAGGTTGAGCCGAATTTAATTGTTTTCAACATCGAAAGTAATTAAAAACAATTGGTTATTATATTGCATAATATTTTTGTAAAAATACATGAATCCAATACAACTTCATTTGCCCCCGCATCTTCAACATTTAAAGGGACAAGAACTGCAAGATGCAATCAAACAAGAGTATCGTGCACAGGCGATTGCGTTCATTCTCCGTCAAACCGAATACACGGAAGAAGTTGCAACGGAAAGACTAGAAGCGCTGAAAGACCCAATGAAAGTTATTCAAGAGTATCTAGGTGAAAGCAAGGTTCAAACAACGCAACCGGTTTGCAATTCGAAAAACAAGATGAAATATGGAGAGATTCGGAAATTCATGGATGCCGGGGCTAGACAATACAACAGACAGAAAGAAATAAATGAACGGCGTCGAAAATATCAAGAATACATTGAACAACAGCAGCAAAAGCAACAAGAGCAAGAGCAACAGCAGCAGCAAGAGCAAGAGCAAGAGCAACAGCAGCAGCAAGATTGATTTTATTTTGAATTATGAATTTAAACGCTCCATGATGCATAGTCGGTTGAATAATTTCTTCCAGCAAACGATAAAGCTGGATCTTGTGGTGGCGGCGTTTCAATGACCACGGTTTGATAACACAACTCAGGCGGCTTCAGTATGAATGCACTACCAGCATCGTTGAATGCTTTGTTGTATATGTCCAAGTTGATGTCTTTTACTTGCGGCATCATGCCAATGAACTGACAACCAAACACTTTTGCAACATTGAAATTTGGATTTTCTCTGAATGGAGGATCGGGAAACACAATGCTCATGTTCTTTTTGTTGTGGTCAATCAAATCATCCATGTTTGGCGTGTTTTTCACTCCCATTTCGTATTGAAGCTGGTGAAAAAATGGCGAATTGGAACCGAAATTGATGATTTGGAAGAGTGGCAAGTCTTTGTCCACGCACAATGGATTCGATATGTCGGCCATGATAATGACTTTTCCAACCAGTTCAGACATAAGCACCTGTCCCAAATTGTTTCCATTAAAGACATAATGGTAATCTGGTCCCAACAGTCGGTTGTCAAACTGCGCGCTAATTGCGGAGACAATTTCTGGCACTATTTTTTGATTATTGCTTTTGATTCGAAGATGGATGAACAACGGATCCGTGCTGTTCACTGCCTTTGTCACGGTGAATGCAATTTGCGAAACTGCAACCATTGCATCCAAAAATGGAATCGAGTTGTAAGTTTCTTTGTAATAGAAACTGGGTTTTGTTGAGGCTGCTACAACCGGTTTGTCGTCTTCGCTGTAAATTTCAAAATCCAAGCAGCGATATCCATCAGCGATTGCGCTCTGCAATGGAACAATGTCCACATAGTTGTTTTTCCATTCTCCTAAACAACAGCAATTCAGTGCAGTTTTCACGTAAAAGTTGCGCAAAGGCAGGGTTGACACATCCACGCTCGGATTAGCAGCACTGGCGCCTCCAAATGCTTTAAGATTGTTGTTCGTGATGACGTAGGTTGAAGCAAGCTCATTCTGTTTTTGATTTACCTTGAAAATAATATACCAGGTTGCGGCTGCTAATGCCAGTAATAACACGATGAAAAGCATAACTTGCACTGGGTCAGCTGACTGAAGACCAGAATACAATGAACTTGCAAAAGCGGTTGCTGCCAACGACGCGCTGGCAAGTTTAGATGCTGCTTTGGTCATTGCGGAATCAGACTGTGGTGCTACATTTTCGGGTTCATCTTCGGGTGGTGCGGAAGCCATTTTCTCTATTCTTGTATTATGTTGTTATTATTATGATGCTACTATAAATGCAATTATGCAATGATTTAAATATAACTTATATATTTCAATTACATTGTTGCAATAAAATAATAAAAATAACAACATAAATATAATAAAATGACGGGCGGTTTACTAAACATTGTGTCTTATGGCAATCAAAATGTCATTCTAAATTCCAATCCCAAAAAGTCGTTTTTCAAGACAACTTATGCAAAATACACCAATTTTGGCATGCAAAAGTTTAGAATTGATTTCAACGGGCTTCGAAATTTGCGAATGAGCGAAGAATCGCGTTTTACATTCACGGTGCCTCGTTATGCAGAGTTGCTGATGGATACTTATCTTGTGGTGACGTTGCCCACCATTTGGAGTCCAATTTATCCACCACTTTCGTGTAGTGGCGTGTGGCATCCATACGAGTTTCGTTGGATTGAAAATTTGGGCACGCAAATGATAAAAGAGGTGGTGTTCTCGGTAGGTGGTCAAATTCTGCAGCGCATGACGGGCAAATACTTGCTTGCGCTCGTGCAGCGCGACCTGAATGGCACCAAACGTTTCCTTTATGACAACATGACTGGAAACATTCCGGAATTAAATGACCCTGCCAACTTTTCAGGACGAAGAGGCATTTATCCAAACGTGTATTACAACACAAGCCAACAAGGTCCGGAACCTTCTATACGCGGACGCACTCTATACATTCCACTAAATGCATGGTTCTGCAATAACAGCCGCACGGCATTTCCGCTAGTGTCGCTGCAATACAATGAACTGCAAATTGATGTGGTCATGCGTCCTGTGCGTGAACTCTTTGTGGTGCGAGACATAATGCATCCTGCAACTACCCCCGAAGAAGTTGCCCAAGCACCCTTCATTCAGCCCAACTTCAATGAGCAAGAGTATCAATTTTATCGATTTTTGCAGCCGCCTCCAAGTGCAGACATCATTGATGATTCGGTGTATCTTGACAAGCGCACTGACTGGAATGCAGACGTGCATCTTTTGTCGACGTATTGCTTTTTATCGGCGGAAGAATCGCGTGTCTTTGCATCCCAGGAGCAAAAGTATTTGCTTAAGGAAGCATACGAATGGGATTTCAAGAACGTCACCGGGACTCACCGTGTTGAGCTTCAAAACACCATGGGCATGGTTGCAACGTGGATGTTCTTCTTTCAGCGCAGCGACATCAACCTGCGCAACCAGTGGAGCAATTACACAAATTGGCCATACAACAATGTCATTCCAGTTGATGTTGCACCCGCACCCAACACAGGATATGACTTGCTGACTGACTGTCCCATCATCACAACCACTATACTCAACTTGAACGGACCTTTGACGTCTATTGCAGCGGTCATTGTTATTCCAACCGATGCTCTGAAATTTTTTACAATCGGTCAAACCATAACAGTCGAGTATGATTCAAGCAACCACATTTCAGGAAATATTGTGAATATTTTTGGAAACAACATTGAATTCGGACCACCAAACACTATTGCTGTTTCTGGTTCTCAAAACTTCAGTTATGGATTAGTAAGCATCACTGGAACGGTCTTGCATGACATCGGTCCTGGTGCGGAACCGAATGGCACGCCATCAGGACTCTTTGTAACCCAGGACTACAATGTGGAAAACCAACGCGAGATTCTGCAGCAGCTCGGCATCCTGCTGAACGGGTCGTATCGCGAAAACCTTCTCCCATCTGGCGTCTACAATTTCGTGGAAAAATACATCCGCACAATGGGTTCAGCACCGTTTGGCCTGTATATTTACAATTTTGGCTTGGATGCAGGCAATGCAACGTATCAGCCCAGCGGCGCAATCAACATGAGCAAATTCTCCACCATTGAGCTCGAATTCACCACGTATCCTCCGCCACTCGACCCCAGTGCCAACCTTTACAC